AATCTACCCCTTGGTGTTCCATCTGATATTGCTTCCTTAATTAAACTATTAGGAATTAAGGCATCACCTATATCTAGGAACTCTCCCTCAACTTCTTGGACATATTCTTCTCTTGTAAGTTTTCTAATTTCCTCTACAAATGTAGGATCTTCTTGTACCAATGGGTTGTCAGTTGACTTGATGTGAAATTCTCTCCACATTCCTTCAGGGTTTGCTGGTCTTGCATTTTGGCAAGCCTCGTAGAAATATCCAGACTTGCTGAATGGTGTAGATGTAAGCCATACCCTAGCCTGCGTTGCCAAACCAGATGGTAGGAAGGCCCTAAGTATATCTGTCTTGATAAAGGAACACTCGTCTGCGATGATTACGTGTGGGGAGTAACCTCTCAAGCTGACACCAGTCTCTCCTGTTGCCCTTGTTACTATTTTAGATGAGCCTGTGTTGTCTAGGAAACTAACCCACATCTCTGTCTGTGTATTACGTATTACATACCTTGATAAGAAGTCACTTCTCATAATCATATCCCTTATTCTACCGAACATGATTGTAGCCTGATTTTGTGTAGGTGCTGCGATTACTATTGTACAATCTGTATTTACTGTCTTCAGCATTAATGGTGCGAAAAACGCAAAGTGTATTGCCTTCACTGCTGTACTCATTGTCTTACCAACCTGTCTTCCAGATCTATAAACTATAAACCTATCCTTACAGTCTACATATTCCTTATTATATGGAAATAATTTATGATTAAGAAACACTTCACTGAACTTGCTTGGGTTGTCAGCACAGTCTGCTATGGTTTGTAGGAAGTTCTTCCTTTCTTCTAGAACCTCTTTGTTTGGTCTACCCATTCTTTATTTCAGCACTCACATCTCTGATTCTATTTCTAACAGATTTAAGCCTATTTTCAAACCAAAATTTATATTCCTTTCTTGTTTCTTTGGGTATTAATTCCTCTAATTCTTTCTCATATCTCTCATATTCTAATATATGTCTCTCTTCATCTTTACCCATTATCTACCAACCACCATATGCTTATATTTTATATGTAATATAACATCATCTGTGTTTTCAAAATTCTTTCCACAATAAATACAATGTTTTATATTATATGTTTCAGTCATTCTGTTCTCTGTGATTTTATCTGTCTGAATATGTTTTCAATATCACCCTCTTTGGTGTATCTCTTCTCTTCTGATATTGTAATCTTGCTGTTTAAATCATTAATTGATTTTACTATATTTAATAGTGAATTTATTTCACTCTTTGTATTTCTATCTGGTATGTTACCATCCATCTTTGCCTGAGTTAGGGCCATCAACACATTCTCAAATGATAGTTTGACCAACATATCTAATACTGATTTTATATCTTCTGGTTCTCTTGTGTCTAATTCATTTATGAATTTAACAAAGTCGTCTCTTATTGCACACACTGCGTCCTTCTCATATTTTGGACACTTACCATTACCACCATCATCTATTGATCTGTATACACATTGATTACATAGTGCTGGTATGTTGGCAGACTTTAAATGTTTGGCAGAGTTGAATGGAGATACAGTCTTTCTCTTGTTTTCCATTACAAGTTTTGTATTACCTACTGGTTTTATCTTAAAGAGCTCATCATCAGTCATATGCCAATTACTAAATCAATGCTTATAAACATTACTGCGTGAAATTATCATCATAGAATCCATATGTTTTAAGTTGTGGCATAAACATCAATGCTATAGGTGCTTTTAATAGTGCAGAATACTCTGCATTTATGATTTGTTCTACTGTTATTCCCACCTTTTCTAAATTATCCTTATACCTCTCACAGTAATGCCTTAACATTGGTACCATACCCCTGCCCTTTTGACCAAAGAACATACTCATGGAATCACTTCCAGTCCATATCTCACTCTTCTTGGCTAGTGCAACAGATATCCATGCAGCAGTATCAACACTCTCAAATATTCTATTCTTAATGAACTTTGATTTGGCCAGACCATGGTATCTTAGGTTGCCAGGAAGTTTCCTCATCTGATCTTCTAGTTCTGCAACGCCTTTTATCTCTCCAAGACATACCAAACTATTAGGCTCAGGTCTTAACTGTGCTAAGTGATGTCCAAAATTACCCTGTAAAACTGGAACTGTCCAATCTATTCCCATTTCTTGTTCTTGTTTCCAATACTTTAGTGTTGCATCCATATCAAAGTAAACGTCAAACTGTGTTGCATATTCATAGTATTCTCTTTTCTTCTTTAAAAAATCATGGTATTTTTCTGGATCACCCTTCGTACCAGCGACCACGAATATAGATTCAAACCTATCATGGAATTTATTGATGTTTGCATATGAATATCTATGTGAAAGCATGACATTCTTGACACCACATTGCTCTAATGCTTCTAGTGTTGCCTTATTGTTTGCGTTAAAATATAATCTCATTCATACTTCGTTCTATTATCTTCGAAGCAAGTTGTTGCGAAAGGACACATACCATCACATAAGAAATTTTTCGTTCTTCCCGGTAGTGTTTTCTTAGTTAAAGCGTCTTTTATTATCTTTGCTTTTGTTATTAGTTCTGTTAATTCTTTATCTGGATCGTTTAATTTAAATGATAATGCTGTTGGTCTGTCTCTTGTCTCCTTATCTACTTGGTTTGATATGTACATGACACATCCCCTCTTTGCTTCTATGCCATAACACTTCTTGAGTAATGCTCCATATGCATTGATCTGAGCTTTATGAGTGTCACTAGGTCTTGAGTTATACTTCTGGAAATATCCTATAGAACCAGTGGTTTTCTTATCCACTATAACCCAATCATCTCCAACCTTTACCAAGTCATCTATAGATCCATATATTATATCTAGGTGTTTTGGATCATCTTCCTTTAATGATTGAGCCCACTTTAGATCTACTGGTTTATCTTCCACATAATCATAACCTAAAAATTTCTCGTGGTGTTCTGTCTCTGCTAATTGTGAGTGTGCGTGTACTAGTTGACCGAAGTAAAGACTTTTCAATTCTTCAGTATTCATGCCTGAACTGGTTGATATTTTTCTATAGATTACATATCTCATACATGGTTTAATCAAATCGCTTACATGGATCTTGCCTAGCCTTTCTGTTTTCATTGCTTCTGCTTGAGATTTTCTAAACAGGAAATAAACGTGGCTGTTAATATCTTCTAGTGTGAGCATAATAATACTATAACAAGGTAGATATATAAGTCTTACTAGTAACTCTCTTCCAATACAAATTGGAATGTTTCTGTTTGTTCTGATATGTTTCCATTTGAATCTTTCAGTTCAACTTCCCCAGCCCATATACCAGCGTTTGCTACTGCTGTGTCTGCTGCTGTTAATGAATATGATACTATTCCAGAGGCTCTTGTTGTGAATACTAGGCTACCATCAATTACAAGTGTGCCACCAGGTTTCCAAACCTTCCATTTACCTGTAGCATATGTGGTTGCATTGGAAAGGTCTTTTGCTGTGCCAGAACTATCAGCTACGGTTAATTGTAGAGTGGCCCTACTTCCAGCCTTCACCCTAAATTCGGTTGTTCTACCCATCATATCTGCACTACTCATACTAATCACCTCTACTTGTCTCGTCTGTCTTATAAGTTTTGACTTTTTTAGATGTGTCTCCACCTCTAGCTGTCTTGCTCTTATCTGTAGTTTTTAATGTGGTTGTAATAAGAAGTGTTGTATCTGTAAGAACTTGTTTTATTATTCCCTCAATGGTACTGATTCCCTCATTTACAAATCTCTTTAATGTACCTAATCTTGAAGCTGATTCTGAAATCTGTAGTGTTTCTGCCACAATCCTCTTCATATTTCTGAATCTACTTACTGCCTCTGATATACCTAGAGATTCATTTATAACATGAATTAATAGATATAGTTTACTAATAGATGTTTCTGATATCTGTATTATCTCATTAACAATCCTTGCCAATGATCTAACATTACCATCAAATGATTGTATGCTTATAGATTCAGATACAATACGTCTCATATTTCCTAGTCTTGATATTGATTCTGAAATCTGTAAAGTTTCATTTATAACTCTAACAGCACCTCTTAATTTATTTATTGATTCTGATATACTCAATGATTCATTTATCATCATTACTAACTGCCTTACATTTGAAAGTAATTCAGATAGTTGTAGTGTCTCTGATACAATTCTGTTTAAACCACTTAGTCTGTTCATAGTTTCAGATATTTGTAATGTCTCACTTATAACATGAATTAACAGGTATAATTTCTTAACAGATGTTTCAGATATTCGTAGTGTTTCATTCACAACATGAATTAATAGGTATAGTTTCTTAACAGATGATTCTGATAGTTGTAACACATCAGAAATAATCCTAATTATTGTTTGTAATCTGTTTACTGATTCTGATAATTGTAGTGTTTCGTTTACAAATTTATTAAATCCAAGTATCTTATTTTTGGCTGTGGATATTTGTAGGGTTTCAGCAACCATTTTAACCAGTGATCTGACAGTTCCGTCAAACTCTTGTAGAGATACACTCTCATTTATGAACCTACCTAAATTCATTAGTCTTGATACAGTCTCACTTGACTGTATAGTTTCATTAATGAATCTCCGAAGTTCACCAAACCTTGTTGTACTTTCAGATGCTTGTTCTGTTTCATTTATGAATTTGTTTAAACCTAATATTCTAGAATCAGATGCAGATAGTTGTTCTGTTTCATTTATGTGTCTCTTTAATTCACCCAGTCTTGTAGTCAATTCAGATATGCTGACAGAATCATTAACTATATAGAACCTATCTCTTAATTGATTAATTACTTCTGACATTTGTTCTGTTTCGTTTATTAGTTTGATAAGACCTATCACACTTCGTATGTTTTCAGATGTTTGTAAGGTTTCATTTACAATCCTGGCCATAGTTCTTACAGTTCCATCGAATGTTTGAACGCTGATACTCTCATTTACATACCTAGTTAGAGTACCAAGCCTTGTTATTAATTCTGATACGCTTTCAGATTCATTGACAAGTTTGATTAGACCTATTACTGTCCTTCCTACCTCTGTTGTTTGCTCTGTTTCATTGACAAATATGTACCTATCTCTGTACGAGAGGAGGGATTCTGATGACTGTAGTGTTTCGTTTGTATGTTTTATTAGTCCTATTACTGAACGTTCTGAATCTGCAACAGATAGAGTTTCATTTAATATTTTGATTAGTCTTGGGTTTCTGTCAAATACATTTTCTTGGAATATGTTTGTTTGAAATGTGTAATCCCCGAACTCGTTGTCCTGAAATGCGTTGTCTTGAAATACGTTATTCTGAAAGACAGCAGATACTATAGCCAATTAAGTTATTTCTATCCAATTTAAAATCGTTGTTAATGCTCCACCTGTTGCTGTCATTGTTTTTGGGTATCTTACTATTACAATTCCTGTACCACCATCTCCACCGTCACCAGAAGCTCCACTATATACTCCAGCACCACCTCCTCCTGAACCTGTGTTTGCTGTTGCATCTGTTCCATCTGAAAGTGATGAAGATCCTTGATAACCACCATTACCACCACCAGCTCTTCCATAACTAGGTATGTAATTTCCACCATAAGCACCACCACCCCCACCTCCTGCATAAATTGTGGGTGTTCCTGTTATGTTTGAATATTTACCATTACCACCATTACCACCATATTGTGTCATAGGTATGTTGGCAGAATAATTATAACCACTATTATCATTCATTCCTTGTCCACCAGCTCCACCTCCACCAGCAGCAGCATAACCATAGGTAGCAGCAGTTGATTGTCCACCTCTATTTCCATAAGCACCACCAGCAGCACCAAGAGCAGTTCCAGACCAAGCAGCACCTCCACCACCTGATCCATTCTTTGTATTTGCGTGTGCAGGTGACATAGAACCATTCATAGTTGTTGATCCTCCACCACCACCTTCGGCAGTAATTGAATCGAAAACTGAATCTCCACCATATCCACCATGACCATTTGCTCCATTTGCTGCAAAGGCAACACCTGCTCCAGCAGCTCCTACTGTTACTGTGTGTGCTCCTGAACTTCCTGATGTGTTTGATAAGTATAATGATCCCTCTCTAAAAGCTCCAGCTCCTCCACCTCCACCAGCATTTCCACTGACACTATACATTGTTCCACCTCCACCTCCACCACCGATAGCAAGATATTCTACATATCCTGCTCCATCTGTGATTGTGAAATTGCCACTGGCTGTAAATGTACGAACATTGTATGTTTCTAATACATAGGATTTACCTGAATCTATTTCGTCAAATATAGTTCCTGTTTGATAATTAGGATTTGCTGGTCTTTCTAGTCGTGTTCCCTG